TTCCAAGTTCCCCCGGAACTTAGGCGGATGAAAGGAGATATTATGGCAAAAATGCATAAACTGACCAAGGGTGGACAAACCATTTATCCAGCTACCATTTATGACGCAGTGGTCAACCCCAAGACACGAAAGAGTCTGACTACGGAACTGTCGGGTTTAAATAAAGGAAGTGCCATTTCAACGCAATTTGATACAGACTTTTCGAAAACCAGACTTGGGATCCCAAAAGAAAATAGAAGCACAGGAAAAATTTTAAGTTATAGGAATGGAACAACCGGAGATCTCACTGTTGAAATGTATATGGGAACATCAATGGATGATCAATATTGGAGCGACGATTTATTTTGGTGCCAGTTGTTGCCATCGACCAAATTTCCCTTCATCAACATCACGGCAATAACCGGCAATAATTACAACACGCCTGATTCTGCCAGGAATGCTCTGCCGAATACTTACAATAAAAAAATCGGATTGGTTTTCACTTATAGAGATTTGACAAACAGATATAGGGTATATCTGTACAATTCTGAAACGAGTAATTATATACCGCTTGATTCTTACATGTACGATTCTGTCGTGTATAATTCAAACAAATCTAATACGAGGTTGTCGATAAGCAGTATTAACCGGAGAAAAGGATTTATCTTATCGTATCAAAACGAAGACAGGTTTACAATTGAAATATACAATTCTGATAGTGTAGAGAATTCAAATTGGATAAATGACAAGAATTGGATCGAAGTATTAACAATTGACTCTCTTGAAGAAGTTCAAAACGACTTGATGAAAATACGACACATGTTGCAGGATGTGTCAATCAACAAGGTATATGATGAACTATTGTTTATAAACAAAACAATAGACGGTTCTGGAAATATTGTAAATGGGAATGGAGTTCTCATAGAAAAAATTGATATACCGGTAGGGAAAGAATATGTCTATACCAATGCATATTCAGTTTCTTTTTATCGAGATGATGACACGCTGCTTAGCACGATAAACATGGGTGCTCCAACAGGAAAAAATATATCAAAAAGAGAAATCCCCTCAGAAGCGTCATATTGTAGGGCGTGGAACAACAGCGCAAGAGATTTCTATTATCTATCATTTGATGAAAATTTTATTCCGCTTGAATTCGGTATAACACAGCTTCCTGAAACTTTTTTCGATAAAAACCTGATAACAAACAATAATCTTATTGATGGTTATAATAATGTAAATGGATCGTTACAGTCAAATGAAGCCTATAGTACTACACGATTGATTAGAATCGTTGACAATGTTACATCTGTATTTACCAATGCTTTTTCAGTTGCTGTGTATACAGCAGATGGCATGTGGATTGGATATAGGGGTAGTCAAGGAAGACGTTTCAGGGAGGTGATGACGGGTGAGAAAAATTGGGAATATATAATTTTTAATTTTGACAGTGCGGACTTCCCGTTTGTTTCATTGAATTATTTTCCCTGCAACCCACAAAATGTAAGAAATGTAAAGTTAGATAGGGATGAAATAATCAATATGGCATATAGAGGGAAGAAATTCTGCTCGTTTGGAGATTCTATCGTTGAGCTGATCTCGTGGCAGAAGTATGTATGGAAATACTTTCAATTCTCAACGCATTACTGTCGAGGTATCGGAGGTTCCAAGGTTACATCCATTTCTCCACAAACCAAAAAGGTGGATGAAAATGGCTACTATAATGCCGCTCATCCTGAGGAAGGAACTATCACTATACAGGATAATATGTGTGGTGACGGACGAATAAATACTATTCCGACCGATACGGATGTATTAGTTATATATGCCTCTGCTAATGATATCACGGCAAGTGCCCAAATCGGGGAACTTGACGATCAGGACGAAACTCATTTAAAATATGCCTATGGACTAATGTTGAGAAAGATTATCAAAAGATTGCCGGATGCCAAGATCTTCGCTTGCATTCCACATAATTTTTACAATTCTCATAATAATGCCGATTATCCTTATAAAAATAATATAGGATTGACGATACAAGATTACGGGAGTGTGATAAAAGAAGTATGTGCAATATATTCTGTTCCCGTTATTGATGTAAATGCATTAAGTGGAATATCGACACTTAATATCACAACGTATTTGCAGGATCAAGTTCATCCAAATTCCGCAGGAGGTATGAAGATAGCTAACGTTGTCATTGATGCTTTGATTCAATATGTTCTTATGGATCTGGCCAGTCCTTATATCGAAGATACAAAAATGTAAATTATGATGATTCGAAAGTTAATAACTAAAATAATGAACCATCTGTCCGTAGAAGTACATCCGGATGCGGAATGGTTCTAGAATGTTAAAGGGTGCACTCTTCAAGAGAGTCATCCTTTAAATAGTCGTTGTTTTTTAAAATCATTTATCGAAAAGGTTTGCATTATTTGCAAAGGATGTTTATTTTTATTTTATTTGCCATAAATATAAAATACTATGATAAACAATGAAGCTATAACTTTGAATGACACTGTAATTGAATGTATTCGTTGGTGCATATTAGTGCCTTTATTCTTTGTCGCTCTGTCTTTTGTTATGAAAATAGTTATATTTATCATAAAAGGATGTACACTAAAAGAGATTCTATATAAATATTACAAATATAGATGGAGTGTTGCTTTTGGTTCTGGAATATTGTCAATGATCATTATCTTTTGGATATTGTTTGCCTATGTTTTTAATCAAGGTGAATTATTCAGAACAAGCATGGACACCCGGATATCAACTAAAATGGAAGATTGGGGAGGTTTTGCTACTTGCGTAACTGCAATATTTGCCTTAGTGTCCGTATTTCTTGCATTTAAAGCCTTTAGTTCACAGACTTTAGCGGCAAAAAGAGCTTCATTTGATGCTACCTTTACTCAAATATTTGCTCAGCACAGCATACTTTATAAAAAAGTCCAATGCCCGTCGCTAGTACATTGTCATTTTGCAGGATTTAGAAGATATTTTCAAATCAGAATATATTATAGTGCAGGACCAGTTACAAATCAACAAATTTGGGAAGAATACAATAGACGCTTACAAATAGGATGTGGAGAAGAATGTTCCAGCAATTTTAAAAATTATTTCAAATATATATATAAAGAGGTGACTTATATAAGGAACAACCCAGGCGGGATTTTGAATGATGCAGACCAAAGACAATATGTAGGATTGATTGAAGGGCAAATGAATAATGATGAATTATTCTGTTATCTTGTAAATCAATTAGAATATTACGAGAATCATAAGGGAAATACTGAACGCCAACAAAAGCTAATCAGATATTTCAGATATCTTAAAGATAATAATTTTTTTAGAGAAATTTGTAAGGAAAGCAGTGGTTATCAACAAGATGTAATAGATGCGCTTAAATTATTTCAACAGGAAATAGGCGAATCTCCCCTAGTGAATGATGTCTACGATTTATTGACACAAAGAAACTGGTTCCTTTCAAATTAAGATTGTTTGATGAATAATCCTGTGCCAAAACGGAAACTTGTCAGGGGTGGATGGACCGAATATCCGGGACCACCCTCCCTTTTCAAAGATTAACGGTTAGTACCATTCCGCATCCGGATGCATTTCTACGGACAGATGGTTCATTATTTTGGTGATTAATTCTCGTATCATAAGTATATTATTCCATAATGTCTGAAACCCCATACGGGTTATCCAATGCGGCAATCACACATTTTTGAGCGATATCAGCTCTTCTGTCAGTAACCGCTATGATTCTGTAATTCGTTTTGTCTTCCTTAGCCGTCCGGAATGTATTTCCTGAAAAGTTTAAGCGACTAAGTTTATAACCAATCATCTGCCATAAGGCTCCTCCTACAAGATATCTTCCGATCCCTTCTGTCATGTGCAGACAGTCCCTGCTCAAATCTGTACCATAATGCCAGTTCATAAAATTATTATCCTTACCGGCCATAAATGGAAAATCTACCGCAGCCTGATTCAAGTCAGTCATTGATTCAGCCTCTTCTATGGTTGGGACCACGGTTGTTACAGGAGTGCCCGTTTCCGGATTGGATTGAGACACAACTCCCTGTATGGTCGTGTCGGTCCTTAAAGACGTGCCTCTGGCATTTTGTACGGCTGTTCCGGAAGGGATGACGAATTTTACTTCCGGGCAATGTTGCAATACCTTTTGAGCCAAGCGACACAATTCCGTATACATACCCAGCTGCCTCTGTTTTTGATTAATGCCGAAACTCAGCCACTTGTCCTTCGAACCTTGCGATGATGAAAGCGTATGATATACGCTGTACGCCCATGTCATGTTGAAACAGATTACAGGATGCGAGAACAGGCAACATCTATCAATGATGTCAGCAAACAGATTCACATAGTTCTTGGTAATATTCCCTTTCTCGTCCTGATCCCAATAGGTTGACTCATCTGCGGATTGATATGCTCCGTTCTGGATTACCACAAAATCCCACGCTTCATCGGACAAGGCTTCTTTTACCGTACTGGTGCTATTCTCCCAGGCAATGGCATTCAAATTCCACTTATAGTAGGATATTTTGCGGTCGGATTCGTAAAATGTTATATAATCCTTAATTCCAGAAGCGCCAACATAAAGGTTGCCGATAACAATATTAAAATTATAACTATGCGCTATATCTCCAACGTAATTAATCGTGTCAACCCCAAAGGAAGAACCAATGAAAAGTATCTTAAGAGAATGATAAAAATCAGTGATTTTTACATCATTAATATGCTTATGGATAGACTCATTGACATCACTGATTTTTTCGTCAAATCCTTTAATCCGAAATCCCTTGAAATAGTAACCGGTAATCTTCTCAACTGCCTCCGAAGTGCCAAAAAATGCCATTTGCATCGCATCCTCAGTGAGTTTGTAATAAGTACCGCTGTCCTGATAGGAGATGATGGATGATGTATTAGTTGAGTTTTTGAACTTCATATTCAGTCCGAGACTGTTGGCTTTTACTTGTTTTCCAGCCTTGTCATATACAGAAATCAAGTCACCGGCTTTCAAAGTTATGTCATACAAATTTTTAGTGCGCAAATATCCTTCCATTGAATCTGCTTTCAGATTCTTACCCTCACCTGTCCAGCGTCCGGTAACCAGATCATCCTCATTAATATATATGCGTCCAACATTACCACCGTTAACCGATTCGTCAATATTAAAAATGTGTTCTATATTGTCGGTTGTTGACTGTTCCAAAGACTCCACACTTTCTGTCAGTTCACTGATTTTATCCTCGGCTCCTTTCACGTAAGCCCCCTTAATCACAAACCCGTTCAAAAACTCCACATTGGATGTTTCAACTGTCATATAAATCTCAACGGCATCAGTATTTCCAATCAGAATACCATTACCGGAATCATACCAGCTCCATTCCGCCTTGTTTTTTGCGGAACCCCTGAATTTGAATGTTATGCCATAATCATTCATTTTCACTTGTTTTCCGGAAGCTTCATACATTGTTAAAATAGCACCACTTTTAATCAAAGTACTCACCTCGGTATTACGTTTATAAGAAGAGTTATCATTATGAGTCAATGATGATCCTTCTCCCGTCCACTGGCCTGTTACCCATGAATGGATATTGAGATTGATATATCCGGTATCGCCGCCGTTTAAGGAACTTTCTAATTCGGAAATTTCCGTAGTCAGACTTTTTTGTGTATTGGGGTTGACCACAGCGTCATAGATGGTAGCCGGGAATATGGTTTGTCCACCCTTGGTCAGTTTATGCATTTTTACCATAATGTATCTTATTATTAGCCTAAGTTCCGGGGGAACTTGGAAACAGCATTGGAAATGAATCAGATAAATTCTGTTCAAAAAATAGGGTAGAACAAAAGATATTTTTCTTAGGATTCTACCCACTTTCTACCATGTATCTATTTCTACTATTTTTTTAGGTGAAAAAGTTTGAAACAGGAATGTGATTTTTTATCTTTGCAGATGTGTAAGACCAAGAGCTTGTTGCGGATTAAATTCCGTAGCAGGCTCTTTTTTTTATTGTCATATCGTGGCAATGGATTTCGGGGCTTTGGCAGCGATGATGCAAACGGATAGGGATATCTTTGAGGTGTGTATTTTTATAATTCAGATAAACAATAGACGAAATGGAATTAAACGACTGGTTGGCTATAATCGGGGCTTTCGGAGGATTGGAGGCTGTCCGCTGGGGTGTCACGTTCTGGGTGAACCGCAAGACTAACGCACGGAAAGAGGATGCGTCCGCCGATTCGATGGAGGATGAGAACGAGCGTAAGCAGGTTGACTGGCTGGAAGAACGCATCGCCCAGCGTGACGCCAAGATTGATGCGTTATACGTTGAGCTTCGTAATGAACAGTCTGATAAGCTGGCATGGATTCATAAGTGCCACGAGCTGGAACTGCAATTGAAAGATGCCGAGCATAACCGTTGTGACAGGCCTGACAGCGAATGCGGTCGTCGTATTCCACCACGCAGGACTACATTAATTAAAGATAAGGAGGAAAAGAAAAATGGCTGATGTGAAAAAACTTGCACCGTTTATCCTGAAGTGGGAAGGCGGTTTTGTAAATGACCCGGACGATTTAGGAGGGGCTACCAATATGGGTGTGACCATTGGAACTTATGAAGCGTATTGCCGAAAGAAAGGCTATCCCAAGCCTACGGTTGAAAGATTGAAAAACATCACGAAAGAGGAATGGACGGAGATTTTGAAAACCATGTATTGGGACAGGTGGAAAGCTGACGAAATTAAATCCCAATCCATAGCTGATATCCTTGTCGATTGGATCTGGGCAAGCGGAGTGCACGGTATCAAAATACCGCAGGATTTGCTTGGCGTGATTCCTGATGGCATTGTCGGGTCTAAGACACTTGCCGCAGTCAATTCCCGTAATCCACGTGAACTGTTTGATCAGATCAAGATTGCACGGTTTGATTTCATCGAGGATATATGCCGGAAGCGCCCTGCAAATAACAAGTTCAAACGGGGCTGGATGAACCGTATAAATGATATCTCTTATGTTGGCTAAGGTTATGAACTGGGTAAGCCGGCATATATTGCTGGCTCCCTTTATGTGTCTGTTCCTGCTGTTTGCCTGTGGCAGCTCGCATAAGGCTGTAATGAAAGAAAGGGAAGTTGTCAGTACTGACAGCATATCTGAATCTGTTCATGTGGTGGAAGGTTCTCATACCTCTTTATCAACCCTCATTGCTACTGAAGGCAGTTATGTGATTGATTTCCGTGTTTATGATACCCGGAAGCCGGTTGACAGTCTGACAGGTAAACGTCCGTTATTGGCGGACGGGCAAATAGAGGGAAATTTCAATCAGGCAAAAGACAAGAAATCGGTTATAAACGATACTATAAAACTCAATGCCGACAAGAAACGCTCTTCCGATATCCATGAGAAAGAGTACACTGAAATGATGAAGGATAAAAGAGAATCCAAATTGCTTGAACAAATAGTTCTGACATGTGTTAGTGGGGCAGTTCTTGTTGTTATCGTACTGGCGGTGGTCAGGCGACAACGTGGAAACGATTTCTTATAATAAGACTTTAAATTTATGATTAAGACTTCCCAGCTTGTGATAAGTCGGGAAGTTTTTTTATTTCCATGAACAATTCGGTTTTGCCTGTGTTTGTGTAACCGTACTGATTATTGTTGCGCTGTTGGCGAAAAAAACATTGGCGTAATAATGATTCCTCATAATAAAACTTGAAATTCATAAGTTGAATACTCTGGCTCGTGATGAGTCGGAGCTTTTTTATGGATAAATCCGACCAATATTATTCCGTTATCTTTAGAAGCAAGTAATTGTTATAATAGCAAAGAATATTTCCCGATGTTTGTACCATAACAAATAAATAGATAATTATGGAAACAAACATTTTATTTGCTACGATTATTTTTGGAATTATTTGCATTATGCATAGAATGATGAAAGATTGATTAAAAATAATTTGCATTTACAATAAGAGACTGATCCTTTTTCAATTTTGGATCAGTCTCTTTGTTGACTATTAATCACAAACAGGACGAACTACTGCACCCTCCCAACGAAAGATACCTCCCATCATTGTTCCATATTTGTCATTATTGAATCCTAAATAATAAGCATTGGAAGATACATCGTCGTGTATTGATGCTGTCCAATACCAAGCTTTAGACCATCCACCTAATACATTCTCACCTTTATACTTAACAGCAGGAAGAAATATACTGTTTCCATTAGGACCGGTTATAAGCAGCCCTCCAACACCATGATATTCAATCCATTTCTGCTTACATTTTTTTAGTTCTGCACATTCATCATAAGTTGGCATACGCCAATTGCCTCCCCATCTTACATGTGCCACATCATAATTCGTTCCACTGATGTTATTGCCGATATTGACAAACTCCGCGTAATTCATACAATCTCCTCCTTTGCAATCAGGTAAAATATAATCTCCACTTTCATCTAAATCTTGCCAATAACTATAAGTTTTGTATTCATAGACCGATTTCTCTTCTGTTTCTCCCCAAGCATAATAACTACCGAAATCTTCAGGTTTGTTGGCTCCAATATTCCAACCTGCCCATTTGACACTAAGTCCCAAGTCTACAGCTTGCCCCGGAGTGGGTTCTTTATTATCCGCTTCAATAACAAATGTCTTGATATCTCCATAATATATTTCTGTTCCAATCTTTGCATAAGCACAATAATTGTATTTACCTTCGGAAAGATCTGATAATTCTACAGAATATATCGAATTATTGATATTGTGAGATACTATATGGTTTTCATTTATTTTAATACCGTATTCCACTTCTGAAAAATCGTCAATACCCTCCAATTTGCCAAAACATATAACATCCGTCTTTTCAACAGAAGCATTTCCTGTCATAACATTGATTTGTGTATCTCCATAAAATTTCGCTTCTTTCATTATTTTACCATCCACATTATAGAGTCTTGCATATAATGTATCTCTAAAAGAAGTGGGAATCCATTCCACAGATACCTGCCCATGATCAACTATGCCATATTTTGAAGAAAGTTCCCCTTTTCCTTCAAATTTGACAATCTGACGAAGGATAGTAGGGATACTTTTATTGAGAATTGAATCCATATCATAAACTTCAAACTTTACGGTATTAGGAACATTCTTTTGCACAGATTTTGACGTAGAAGACACATAACGAATATCATAAGGAGAATGATAAATACATTTATCAAATATGTTCATATCACCTGTTGAAATATTCTTGACTTCGTGTCCTACAAACATTAAGCTTAATCCAGCCCTAGCATCTAATCCTACATAATTAGAAAGATCCCACGCACAAAAATCTTTTGAAGAAGACAATAATTCTTCATAAAACCCTCCATGGATACTCGTCCGCATATAGGGTCTGATATCAAAGGACGGCCCTAATAATTCATATAAGATAACTCTTATACGTGGGTATAGCCATACCTTCCCGTTCATATCCCCTTTCCCTTTCATTGTCGGATAAGTTACACTAAGTTCATTTTTAAAGTCTTTAACAGGGTCAAGTCTATCATCAGATTGGTTCCACTGAAAGCCTAGTGTACCACTGGCTTTGTCTGTGAATCCCATATAAGCACTGATTTCACCATCTAAACTAAACGAAACCGCACGATATACATCTGCATTTAATGATACTTCAACAGGTACTCCAAGTACAGAAAAAACAACTCTAATTTTAGGTAGATATTTACTCAATTCTTTTATACGTTCATCATTATCACATGTATATTGATGCCATGCATCAAGTCTGAGCTGCTGGTTTGTTTCAAAACGCCCTTCTATATTTGCAGCAATAGACAAGGCTTTGCTCCTGTATTGTTTTTCTATATCATCTTTCACTTCTTGAAGTGTTCGCCCACTAAAACTTAAAGTCATGTTTAAATCAATATCAATATGAAAATCAGATTTTTCCAAATAAATTTTAAACTTTGGATGCTCATATAAAACACGGCCTTCAAGTTCATCATTGTTCCATTTCCACAAATTACCCGTCAAATGTGAAGGGGCTCTTGAATTCATAAAATTATATTCCTTCCATTTTCCATCCATGTCCAAAAAAGATATTTTTTGAGGAAGAATTACATTTTTGCTTGAATTCTTTGCAGATTGTCCTCCGGTTGATAACGTAAATTCTGTGTTGGCGAATATATCGCATAAGTCACCTTTTCTGGCTTCTATACTTATTTTACCATTATCACGTTTTAGCTTATTCACAATAACAATGTAATTCGCCGTATCAGCATTAATTGTAAGTATCGAGCCCGGTTTTAAATTTTTAGTTTCAGACGAAGCATCAAATGAATATCTTCCATTCTCTTCATCTACCTCATGCAATTTTGTTTTCTTCCAATCTATAGGTACATAATCAGGATTAACAACATCGTTTTCATATTTTTCGGGGGGAACTTCCGGCTCTTCTTTTTCAGACAGAACTTCTTCCGATGAATCGGAAGAACAGGCATTAAAAGTAAACAACAGCAATAATGCCATCAAAACAAAATACGTTTTTTTCTTCATATCACATTTTTAATAATAATTTTGATAAGTGCAAATTTATTAAAGTGCTTAAATAAATCAAAATCTTTCTATGTATTATATATGCTATCAGGCATTATTAAGGCTAAAAATGAAAAAACAGAGTTTATTTAGTTCATATTTACACAAGCAAAGCAAAATCTAAGGAGTTACAAGATTCGCATCATCATAAATGACTCTTATGCGATAATCTTTTCGTTTCTATATTTTTTGTATTTTTGCAAAAAATATCTATCATGAAAGTCAAAAATAAATACAAGAGAATGTCAGCTAATGAAATCTGGAATGTAGTAATAGCTTATATTGATAAGAATAAACAATTTTTATCTTCTACTGGTACCGTTAAATACAATGCAATAGCTACTTTTGATTTTATAGAATACAAAGGTGGTAAAAACGGGAGCGTTAGGGCTATGAATGGTGAATCTATCAGTAGGAATCAATTTATATCCATATTTAGACAAATCCATGATATGGAATGTATCAATACTAAAAATGTCAAGCCATACATTGATAGAAGGCAAAGCCCATTTGTCGGCCTACTGAAGTCTGCTGGAATTATTGAATGAATTGGATCTATTATAAAAGTCATAATCTTATGAATCAAAACATCGAATATGAAAAATTTACACAAAAAATCTATCAGGAGTTAATCAATGCTCGTGGTATTAGTACTAGCGTAAAGCATGATGTCAAACTTATAGGTAGATCTGGACAAAAGCATCAGATTGATGTCTACTGGGAATATAGCATAAACGGCATTCAACACAAAGTGGCTATTGAATGTAAAAATTATAAGAAAGAGATTCCTATTGGTAAAGTTCGGGATTTTTATGGAATTTTGTCTGATTTGACAGATGTTTCCGGTATTATGATAACAAAAGTAGGATATCAGAAAGGTGCAAAAAAATATGCGGATTATTATAGAATTAATCTAAAAGAATTAAGGACCCCTTGTCAAGACGATGATTGTAGAATAGCAGAAACGAGGCTTGATTTAAATATATCTCTAACCCAGCAGCTTTTTTCACTTGATGCAGATTGGGTAAAAGAAAATAATATAGATTGGCTATCATATAGGAATTTCAGTGCGCATTTGTCGGGACGCGGCAATGAATGGGGAGAAAAATATCTTCCTTTGGAAACTATAGAAAATAACGTTTTCGATGAACAAGGGAAGGTTGTCGCAACTTTAGATAAGTTGGCAGAGGAGGCCATTCAACAGACAGAACGAATATTTGAATTCAAAGATGTTTACGTCAATACCCGCAATTGGGGAAAAGTTAAAATTAAATCATTAAAATATGTCAACAGCGAAATGCATGAACAGAAATTAATAACTCTTGATGCACAGAATATAACAAAAGCAATACTAAAAGATGCATTGAGTGGTGAAATAATACTCTTTTTTAAAGAGAAATAAAAATAGAAAATGATTAGGACACATCTTTTATAATCCGAAAGACTCAGTTTGTTAACAAAGAAAATAAACAATCAACACTATGGATAAAAATATAGCATTAGATTTTGTTTTGAGAAAAAAGATTGTGAGAAAATATCTAGATAATATGAAAGTAGATTCCAACCATCGTTTTAAATCATGGGAACATTGTTACAAAGCTTTTGGAAATCAAACGAAGGAAGATGATGAGTTGGCGCTTCATCTTGCCTTTTATTTAGCGAGTTGGGGAATGTATAGAGGTAGTTGTGGCATCTTCTGGAAAGACTACAAAATTCATATAAAGACTATTGACACAATAAGAAATTTTTATAATCTGAGAAATAAATGGTATGTGAGTAAAGATATTATTAGAATTATTGAGTTATACAAAGAAATCCAAAGCTACTACAGTAAATTAAAATATTATAAAGCAGATGGTACAGAATTAGATGTTAGTGCTACAGATACATTGGTCACTAAAATTATGCTGGGTACTATAGGTTGTGTTCCCGCTATTGATAACTTGTTTAAAGTAGGAGCAGGTATTTATTCAAATAGGTCATTTGATGAAAAATTAATGGTGCAGATAATTGAATTTTCCGAGAAAAATAGAGATTGTATACGACAATGTCAGAGCCTTATTCAAGCTGAACTAGAATATTTTTATCCTCCAATGAAGATTGTAGATATGTATTTTTGGCAGTTAGGATATGATGAATTCCAAAAGAAAAAAACTAAGGCAGCCAAATAAGCTGCCTTCTTAGTATCTTTGCCTTATTGGGTTCAGATCATTTTATTGAGATTTCTTTGACTTCTCTTTATATATTTGTATGTTTGTTGAAACTTTAAATTATAATGCTATGTTTGACCTACTTAATGAATACCCCAATAATGGCAGTTTTAAGTTCAAAAGTACGGATTCACTTAATGATGTTTGTAATGCTCCGACGAACAAAAGTGGAGTTTACATCGTGATTGCTTTCATTGGTGGTGAACAGGAGTTGATCTATATCGGCCGCTCTGGCAAAAAAGATAAGAAAAAAGGTGTTATTGTACACCGTAAAGCTGGCTTGGGTGGTATAAAAGACCGTATTGTTAATGGACATCAGTTTGGTAAAATCGCAAGAAAGAGATCATGGCCATTAGAAATGAAGAAAAATGCAATAGATCATCTTCTTGTATTATGGTATGATACCGAGAATGATGATCCTGTAGTTGTAGAACACCAACTATTAATTGAATATGAGATAGAATTTGGGAGCCTTCCTGTTTGGAATAAAGTTAAATAAAATGGAATACAATTATGACGAAGAAAGCGTGAATGCCTTAATTAACTGGGCTGAGACCGCGCAATTAGCCCAAGAGGTAACTTTAAGCGAGGCAGAGCATATCTTTGACACCCTCTCTGTATGTTAATGCGAATATCTGCGATATTAAGCAGCACTATCCGGATGCTTAATATAATCCGGTAATCGTCCGGTTGTATCGGTTAAAGGAATTTATAGAAGGGGCGGTTGAGTAAGCAGCCCGTTTTTTGTCTTTCATTAAGACTTCATACTTTTGTACTATGACTTATAAGGAAGCTCAATCATATTTGAACCGTATCAGGGAATTTGCTATTGGAGCATCGGTAAGAGGACGCATAATAGAACATCTTTCCATTGGGTCTACCGATTGGGAGGAAATGACTGGATTTATGAATCTCCGTATTCGGAAAGGAGAGGAGGCTGCCTTACTGGAATATGACAGTCTGGGTAAGAGCCTTTCTGTATATGGAGTATCAGTCAAAGATAGTGGTGGAACTCCACATTGGGAGATGACCATTATGGATAGCTGGGAGTTGACATTGACCAATTAATATAGAAAATCCCCGTAGCGACTCAACTACGGGGATGGTGTCAAATATAATAAGATTATCTTTTCATCATCATTATATAATCTCTCACCTCTATGCTTTATTGAAATTTTCCCATTTTGTTTTTTGTAAAGTCATATAAAATACCCATCTTTGCATTGCGTTACATTTTGAAGTAATCGAGGCGTTGTCTCGTATTGAGCTACAGACGATTTTTATTGCCTGTAGCTTCTTCATAACACGGTTCCGACCCCCGTGTGGAGTATTAATGTACCCACTGTTTCGATTACGGAATGTAACGCAACGGGAAAGCGGAACCGTTTTCTTTTTCCGCTGACTAACGAAATTCGCATATATGTCAAAATTACCCCCCCCAACCACTTATCAGCTATCTAAAAAGTTTATAGGTTATGGACACTATGAGCTTACAATTTCTTCCTCTGAGGGCACAAAAACGATTGTCACAGGGAATATGGACTTGATAGAACGGCTAAACTCAGAGATAGACAAAGAAAAAGAGGAAGCGACTGCCGAAGCAATCGCTCTAGTTCTTGAATCCTCACTTTAGATTATCTAAAATCTTTCTTATGGCTTCATCAGCATGTTTTCTCATAATTCTGACATAATTAAAGATCGGTCTATTGGATTTCATGCTTTGGCCTATACAATACTCCAAAGTTTCCAATGGTATGCCCAGCTCAAAACCATGTTGGACAAAGGATTTACGAGCTGAATAATATACGACATGCGATTCTATCTCCAACCTCTCCCCTAACCTTATAATTTCTTTTGTTACATAGTTACGAAAATTAGGATAAGAGTATTTATAACCAAAATCAAGCTTTCCATTACGCCCCATCCATCTTTTGATAATCGGTTTTGCTTCCTCAGGAATAGTGAAGCTGATTTTCATATCACCTTTCTTTGTATTTTTTGATTTTTCACGTACATATTCCATAATTTTCGCATCTTTGAAATTGTATTGCATCAAGTCCATCAGATTGATACCTCCTAGATAATACGAAAGCATGAACACATCCCTGGCAACACGCTGAGACTTCTCTTTTATCTCCGCATCCCTTATCTTCTTTACGTCAGCTACCGAGATATCACGCTCTTTAGGCATTCCTGCCGGTCTTTCATAATATTCAAAAGGATGCGTGTCATATGATACTTTTTTATCCCTTATTGCTTGATTGATTATTGCCTTCAAATGTGCCATGTGCATACCACAAGTAACAGGAGCCAGCCTTCGGACATTCTTTAGATAAATGTCAAAGTCCTTTATGGTCCGGGGAGTAATTCCATCAAGCATTATATCATATTTGACAAACTCAATGAAGTAATCACTCGCCCTTTGATATAAGGAAGCAGTGGTCCTTCTCCCCTCTTTAATCAAATTCTGCATATAGTCAGCCGAAGCAACACTATAAGAGATAGCTCCCTGCTTTACCGAGGACAAGTATTCGACAAGTTGGGTACAAGTATAGGATGATGTGTTTATTTTATCCAAGGCATCCTGATATGAATTAAGTATTCCACGTAATTTAGCATTGACATGTGCAGCATCAGGAACACCTACCACCTGCCCTCCCTTAAAATTAGCAGTATTATCTATTTCAAATCGGGTAACGATGTATCTTGTTTCCTGTTTATGACCAATTGCTATACGAATTCTGTGTTTGCCGTTTTTCAGCACCTTGGCCGGAACAACGGCAGCTTTAAGAGTTGTCATAATTGTTCTGGATTCGTTTTAGACAAGTTCTTTTTGCCAAAAGTGGCACAAACTGTCTTTTTTTTATCCAAAAACGAAAACTGGAGAAGCTTAAGAAAGCACAAACCCCTCTGAAACAGAGAGGTTTGTAAAGTGGAGCATGCGAGACTCGAACTCGCCACCTTTAGACTGCCAGTCTAACGCTCTAGCCAGATGAGCTAATACCCCGAGAATTAATAACGATGCAAAGATACATAGAAAATCAATAATACAAAGCTTTTGGGAAAGTTTTTTTTCATGTGAACAAAATTTTTATTTGTCACTTTTGCGCCAAAGAGTTACTTTTGCGTGAAATTGTTTCAACATAGTTTCAACATACATACACGATTATGGCAACATTCAAATATGAAATATTTAAAGATAGGAAAAGAATAGATGGCACTTACAACGTTAAGATAAGAGTCACACACAATAGGAAGCTTAAAAGGATTCCCACTTCCATATATGTTACGAAAGAAGATATAACCAAGGGGTTTAAAATCAAAAATCAGTCCATCTTAGATGAATTAAATAACATCATATCCATATATAGGAGCAAGTGCAACCTGTTGTCATTGCTCATAAACGATATGGATATAACAGAACTTGTGGAGCATATAACCAAAACTGATGAATCATCTCTAAAAATAGACTTCATTTCCTACGCCCGCAAATGGATAGATGAGAACAGAGAGAAGCATGGAATCAATGTGTATTCCTGCATGGTAAACTCTTTAACAAAATTCCTGGGACGGGAGAAATTGGATTTTAAGGAGATAAATTACAAATTCTTGAAATCGTATGAAGAACATCTCGGTCAAAGACGTGCACTCTCTTTATATATGGGAGCAATCAGGCATTTGCATAACGAAGCTAAAAAAGAATATAATGATGAAGAAGCAGGGGACATAAAGATACCATGGTCTCCATTTACCAAGTATTCTATACCTAATATAATATGTACCCGCGAAAGAGCTTTGGACGCAGATACTATCAGAGCCATATACAACCTGCCATATATACTCACTAAAGATAAAAAGGAGAAGGATTGCAGATTTAATTTTGCAAAGGATATGTTTATATTATCCTTTTGCTTGATGGGTATGAACTCGGCAGATTTGTTTCTTTGTGACACTATAAGCGAAAGCAAGGGAACGCTTACAATCACATACAACAGGGCAAAAACTGCAACAAGAAGGACTGATAAAGCAAAAATAAGCGTTAACATTCATCCCTTCATATTGCCCATATACGAAAAGTATAAGGACGTATCCGAAGAAAGAGTTTTTAGGTTATATAAAAAGTATTCCACTTATGGCAGACTCAATGTTGCCATAAATGTAGGTTTGAAACAGATAGGGAAAGTTCTTGGCATTGAAGATTTGGAATTTTACGCAGCCCGGCATTCTTTCGCTTCCATCGCACGAAACGATTTAAAAGTGGACAAAGGTACAGTAGGAGAAGCACTAAATCATGTAGATAAAGAGAACAGAATGACAGATCTATACATAAAAAAAGATTTTTCCGTAATTAATGATGTTAACAGTAGGGTTATTGATTATGTTTTTAACCCCGATATGATGAAAGGGTAAATGTAAGGCAGCTTATTGGACCGCCTTTTCAAGGTTCTCTCTGATTTGTTGGAGCATTCGGAAAGCCCCGGCCATCTTATAGTTGCCCAGACATTGCTTAGCCTGCATGATACAACTTTCAACAGTAAGTTTCAAATCCGGAGTGAAAGCCGCTTTGTTAATCTGCATTTCTTTGGGAAGTTCATCAGCATGGTTATTGAACCATACGATCATTTCATTCAATTCCTCTTCGGAATAAGATTCTTTTTTTTCAGCCATAATACATAAGTTAATGTT